TGATTGCAGGCATACAAAACGTCCTATGCCTAACAGTTATGACGTTTATATATGCACGAGTTATGGTGATAGTGGTCGGAAATGTGATATATGTGTCCGCTTGAAGTACCAAAATTGGTACTTCATAAAATAAAAAAATTCAAATAACTATTGACAAATGCTTTGAAATATGATATAATATAGTCATACCGATAAGATAATATTTTTTGAAAGAGGTTTTGATTATGGCAAAATATGAAGTAAAATTTTCATGTGGACACACTCAGATCATCGAACTGTTCGGCAAGGACAAAGACAGGCAGAGGAAAATCGAATACTTTGAAGAACGTGGCTTGTGTAAAGACTGCTATAAGTCAATGATGCAGGAGATCGAAGCACACACACCGCTCGGCTTAACAGCTCAACTTAACCCCTTGGAAACATATCCTTTTCGTGCGTACTTTACAGGTGATACGGAGTCTGTGGAAGATAAAGTGAAAGCGTTAGGTTTCACTTGGACGGATATTAATGACGGTGATGTTTCGTCAACCAGTGAACTTATGGGTTGGAGCTGTGAACTTAAAAGTTCAGAAGAACTTGGAAAAGTCTTTGAAGAAGTAAAAAAGGTTTTCCCTGAAATAGAGATAAAGTTTGATTTTAAAGAGGTCGATATGGCTCTCTTTAAAAGATTAAAAGAGCAAGAAGCACAAAATGAAGTTGAGGGAAAAAAGCAGGCGGCTGAATTGCAAGATAAAATAGATAAGCTTGAAAAGCCTCAAAGACCCAACTGCTACCCTGTTGGACGTTGGAATGGACGGTTTTATACGGCTAAAAAAGGCTATCGCCGCATATACGTCAATAACAAAGAGCTGCTGATAACAGAAGAGGACGGACAGGCTATCGAAAGATTTGATAAACAGGTTGAAATTTACAAGTTGCAAGTTGCCGCCATAAAGGGCGATGAAAATGCGGTAAAACAGCTCGAAAAGACAGCAAAAATCAAGGAGCTTAAAGAGCCTGAAAAGCCTGACTGTTACCCTAAAGGACGTTGGAACGAGCGGTTTTACAAGGCTGAGAAGGGCTATCGCCGCATATACGTTGACGGCAAGGAACTGTTGATATCCGAAGAGGACGGACAGGCTATTGACGATTATTTGACAGCACTTTCGAGATACGAAGATACTGTTGCAAAACTTAAAGAAGGAGTGTAAACGTTATGAAAAATGCAGAAATGTCTATCGGACGGAATATAGAAATAGAGCCGATAAAGTTTGTAGTTGAGGAAAAAGGCAAACAGATCAAAATTGACGGCTGCAAAGTTATAACTGAGTTTGGTACAGTATATTTTAACTACGAAGCCTATATTGCAAACTTTTTTGTAGAAATAGTAGCAGACTTACCTGACTATAGACATTATTCTGACAAAGAAATCGTCAATATGATGAAAGAACAAGCACAAAAAGACTGTTATAAATGGTATAGTTCTGACAAAATAATTAAGGAAGAGGAAAAAACAACTTGGTGGAAGTTTGAACTTGAAAACAAGCACAATTTCAACGTCAAAAAGAAACTTGTAGAGGAAGGTCACAGTAAGATTTTTAAAGAGTGGAGCAAATATTCCACAATCACGAAAGAAGATTTTATAAAAGCGTTGGAGTGGGTATGCAACGATCCATTGACAGAGGACGGCAAGGTCACAAGAGAGATAGGCTTAACTCCGACAAACATTGTCAAGCTCACTCGTGTGTACAATGATTTAGGACTGTCGAGCTTGTATAAAGACGGAGAATGGTGGAATGGTGAAATATTCACTATGCCTTGCGAAAATGAGCATGAAAAGATGTTTTCGTATGACGGAAAGAATGTCGAAGCAACATATAAAGTTAGTATATCGTGCAGAAATCTTATATAGTAAAGGAGTGTAGTGTTATGAAATACGGAATTTTTTTTGCTATTGTAGAACAGATAGTTCCGCCTATCAGCGTAACCGACATTATTTACGCCAAAAAATTTATCAACACCCCTGTGGCGATTTTTGACGATGAAAACACCGCAAGGGCGGCGTTGAAAAAATATGCACGCAGTGTCCGAAAAAACTGTGATTTTGACAGCACATTTGATTTTCTGGTGGTTTTCATAGCCCCATGCGAACGTGAATTTGACAACACGGACGAACCGGCAGCATTTGCTGACCCTGCTGATTATGTTTGGAATTCTGATGCTTTAACAGAAAATATAATCATTCATTAACTCAATGAATGATAATTCAAACTCAGTTGAGCGAGGCTCAATAGGAGAGGTTCTTATGGTTGACGATATCGGTACATTACATTGTCGCTTTGATAATGGGCGTATGCTTGACGTTGTGCCTAACTTAGACAGTTTCCGTAAAATAAAATAATCTGAGCGGACGTGTGAGCAAGTCTTATACGTCCGCTGTTTTGTTGTCAGCATTATAAAACGTCTTACGCCTAGCAGCTATGACGTTTTATATAAACACGATTTATAGTGAAAGTGGTCGGAAATGTGATATATGTGTCCGCTTGAAGTACCAAAATTGGTACTTCAAAAAATGAAAAAATCTCAAATAACTATTGACAAACGCCTTAAAATATGCTATAATATAGTCATACCGATAAGATAATATTTTCGGAATATGAGAAGGCAGTAGCCGATATAAAAAGGAGTGTAGTAATATGAAATACGGAATTTTTTTATCACATCACGAAATGAGAGAAAGACCTGAAACACTTGCATATGTTCTTGAAACAACAGATGAATGGGTCAACACACCCGAAGAAGTTTTCAACACAAAAGAAGCTGCTCTTGCAAAGCTTAAAGAGAATAAGACTAAATATTCTCCTTGCATTTGCAAAATGAGGGGCAATGGTGGAGTTTATTATAATTGCATGGTCTATTTTGTTGCAGCTTGCGAATATCGCTATGAAAAAGATGCAAATGATGTAACAGCAACAGATAGTGACGATCCAACGAACTATGTTTGGAGTCGGGAGGACGACTTTGAATTTGCTCCTTTTGAGCGACACTTAAAAATAGAGCCGAAAAAGTTCAAAGTTAAGGACGTTGACGAAGAACTTATCGTGGACGGTTGTAAGGTCACAACTGAGTATGATGAAGTATATTTCAAGTGCAAAGCAGAAAAACTTGAAAGCTATGTCGGTGAGTGTTATTCTGACGAGGACGCTCTTGATGAAATGGCAGACAATGAAGAATGGTACAGCCACTCATATCGTCAGAATGGCAATGAGGTAGAAGAAATTTAATAAACAGGTTAAAAGCAAAAGGCAGCTCATTGGGAAGTTTTTTTCAATGAGCTGCCTTTATATATCCAGTGAATTTGCTTACAGGCATACAAAACGTCTTATGCCTAACAGTTATGGCGTTTATATAAACACGATTTATAGTGAAAGTGGTCGGGGAGTTGTGCTACATATAGCACATTTTTTCTTTGAAAAACTTTGTGAAATTTGCGTTTTGCTATTGACAAACGTATTATAATATGCTATAATATATACATAAGATAAATTAATACTTATGAAAGAGGTTTTAACTATGACAAATCGTGAACTTGGTAACGCAATCAGAAAGAAGATTAAGGCTCTCGGCTACACTTCAAGAGATGTATCAGTGAGGGTGAGCGATGCAGGCTATGAAACAGCGGTACACATCTATATAAAAAATATGGCTGTGAATGAACAGGCTGTAAAAGGAGTTGCAAAGTCTTTCGAGTATATCGACCGTGATGAAAGAAGTTACGAGATACTTTCAGGCGGTAACACTTTCGTTTTTGTCGAGTATGACTATGACACAAGAAAGGAAGCTGTAAATAAGTATCTTGAAGCCGCAGAAGAAATAATGCAAAAATATAAGGAACTGACAATTAACAATATTGCACAGCGTGGTGATAAGGTGCTTAAATTCTACCACGGCGACAACGCAGACAGCTTTGTATATATCGACAATTTGCACAGATTATACACAAGAGACACATACGGTCTTGCTTTCGCCTTGGCAAAGTTCAACGCTTGTGACTGCATATAATGCAGTCACAAATATAAGGGGGCGTAATAATGAATTTTGACAAAGACGGCTTTATGCGTTGGCTAAGAGGAACATTAAACTTTGAGCTTTGCGCACAGCAAATAACTGTTGAGCTGATTTTAAATCTGTTGGAATATGCAGAGAAAAACAACAATCATTCAAAAAATCAAATGGCTTACTTTTTGAGCGACATAATTCCTGATGTTTCGGTTGAAGATATTGCAAGGTTTGAACGAAAGGAGCTTGAAAATGTTCTGTAATTCATTTTGCGGCAAGCGTGAGGATAGCTTTTCTTGGGTAGAGGGCGGCTATATCTGCTTGCACAGCTCGTCTGACTTGCATATTATCGTTGATGATGAAGGCGTGTATCATAGGTGTTCACCCGAAACAATCGGCGTTTTTACGCAGGAGCTTGACAGGGAGAGACAAAAAATCTATGAGGGCGATATTATCGAATTTAGAGCAGAAAACGGCAACGATTATTTTGCAGTAATTAAGTACGGCGAATATGAGCAGGGAAGCAGCGGCACAACAAACGTGGGCTTCTATGCTGAAACCTTGAAACCTTGTCTTGAACTATTCGCCTGTGCAGAGATAACAAGTGATTTTAGACAGCAGAGTGTTTCACAAATTGCTTGCCGTTGTAGGGTAGTTGCTAAGTCGAGCGAGTGGGAAGGTTAGATACATTCCCAC